AAGGGAGTCTAACGGCTGCCTTAAGTTTTTCCGAACTCTTGATTCTTATGTCAAGATGTTGTCTACGCGGAAGATTCTGTAGTACTGGTTCTCACGGTTAGTTGCAAGACCATCAGCCGCATCTGAACCTACGTATGGGTTTGATGCCATGCCATAACGAGTTTTGAACCCGATACGTGGCTGGAAGTCGTTCTCACCAACTGCACGAACCATTGTTAGTGGTACGTATGGGCAGTAGAATACACCTGCGTCATATGGGTTAGTACCCTTATAACCTACAGTGATGTAATCTGTTTCTGCATATGGATCGATGTATACGCGGATACGACCATTTAGAACACCAGCAAATGTGTTGCCTGTGTCATCTACGTTCAAGTTTGTTGACAACGCTGGAGCGTAATCCAACATTCCTGAAGCTGCAAGTGCTGTAGCAACGTCTGAAGAACAGATAACCATGTTACCTTTTCCTCTACGTGTTTCTTTTGCGATTGTGTTAGCTTCACGATCTAGCTGTACACCAAGACCTTTGAACTTCTCTGCTGACCAACGACCATCTGCATCTGATGACAAGTCAAAGATACCTTTGGTTGTTACGTTAGCTTGACGCGCACCAATCTTCGCTTGTGCGTTGATTGTACGAACAACTTCACGGTTGATTTCTGCCAAGATTTCTGTTGACAAGATGTTTGCCAATTCTGTCTCTGCGTCTAGACCGTGGATTGCTTTCAAGTCTTGTGCAAGCTCAAGTGTGTACTCTGCTTTCAATGCACGTGACTTCGCTGTCACAGTTGCTTTTTCAATGGTGAAACCCATTTCAGCAAATGACTCACCAGTGTTACCTAGTGCTTCAGCTTCTGCTGTTGTGTATGCGTCACCTGTTGTTGGTACATATGATGCACCTGAGTCAACCAATGATCCACCACCGTCTGTATCTGATACTCCAGATAGACCAGATGGACCTGCTGAACCGTTACCAGTTGCTGTTGAGTCACCTGAGAAGCCAACTAGTGCTTCGTTGAATAGTGCCTCTGTACCTGAACCAGTACCGTTTGCACCAGCTTTAGTTGTTTTGTAGCGTGATTTCATCGCAAAGATCAAGCCTGTTGGACCTGACATTGGCTGAACACCACAAATGTCGTATGCCATTAGGTTTGGCATAGCACGACGAACTAGTGAGATAAGGATTGGGTTCCAGTTAGACGCTGCGCCTGTGCCGCCATCTACAGTTGAAACACCGTTACCAGCTGCGTTAGCTGCTGTTTCCATCAAGCCTTGCTCTTGCAATGCTTTTTCTGTGTTCTCCAGAACTGCTGCAGTTACAGAACGCTTGTGAGCGTCTGTGATTTTACCTGCTGCTTCTTCGTTCAATACTGGAGACCACTTTTCTACTAAGCGATCATAAGTTTGTTCCATTTAAGGATCTCCTAATTATTTTATTGTTTTTCTAAGTGCGCTGACATAATCAGCCATTGAACCTGTTAGTTCAACAGTGTCATCTGCGTTGTCATCTTCTGTATCTTCTGAGATAGGTGAAGTTGGCGCGTCTGACTTGAAGTATGATGCTTTCAAAGTATCTACTTTTGCTGCAAAATCTTCTTCTGATTCAAAGTCAATGCTCTCTGCGAGTTTGGTTAGCTTTTCAACTTGAGTTTCTGCCAAGTCTTTTGACGCTTCACGAATAATCGCCGCGCGTTTGAAAGAGTTTAGCTCTTCTGCAAGTGATAGGCTCTTAGCTACTGCATCGTTGTACTGTTCTTCTAGTTCTTCGTTTGCAGTTGCTAGTTCGTCTACTAGGTCTACTTTGGACTCTGGGACTTCAATGTAAGATTCTACAAACAAGTCTTTCAACTTGTCCATAAATCCTTCTGCGATTTCTGAACGTAGTCCAGATTGAATCGCAACTTTGTTGTCTTCCATCCATTGTTCAACCACATAGTTGAGGTAGCTGTCTACTTTTTCGACAAGATCAGATTTAGTTGATTGGATTTCTTCGTCCAACTGTTGTTGGTACTCAGTTTCCAAACGGTCAATCTCTTCTGCCAGTTTAGACTTAACCGCTGCTTCAAAAATAACTGCTGTTTTAGCTTTGAACTCATCGCTGAGTGTGGCTTCAGATTCGACAAGAGCATTTAGGTCTTCACTAAAATCTCCATCAATCTCGACATTTTCTGCCTTCATTGCTTTGCCGCCAGCAGGTTTTAACTCAGACGGTTGGCTGTTGCTCTTATCGCCTTTACGAGCTTTCGCTTTCGGGCCTTTTTCCTCTGCAGCATCTACAGATGCAACAGATTGAGCTTCAGCATTCTTAGGATCGTGTGCTTCTTCGACTTCCGACTCGTCTAGAAGTTCCACATCCTGTTCTTCGATTTGATCAGTCATGCTTGACTCCTTAATATTGATTGTTTTTCATTAACGAGAGGAAATTTTTGAACTCACGAACTTGCGTTTCATATAGATCCGCACGTGGAGCACGTTTAATTTCAGTCTCTATTTTTTCAATTTCCTGAGCTTCAATGATGCCATTATTCCAGACCCAATCAACACCTTCCATTATTCCATTAACAAAAGCATTTGGTGCAGATGGATCTTGTACGATATCAACCGTATTAAGCATAAAGTCATCTTTGACGTACATAGTTCCGTTACGTTGCTCAAGGCTACCCATACCACGAGTTGAGACACCTAGTTGAACACCACCCTCAAGCAAACCTTTAACAATATTGCCCATTGGAGTATCCAAAATTCGTGCCTTTCCCATAACATTATTTCCTTCCATTGAAAGGTCTGTAATCTTATGAGAAACTTTATCCAAGTTAACAGTTGGTCCATCAGGGTGATTTAACTCCCCTACCGCTCTGTCCTTGGAAACTTGTTCATCGACGTATTTATTAACAGCATTTTCCATAATGCTTTTTGGATATATACGTCCATTTCGGTTCTTTGATTCAGCCATAGCAAAGACACCCTCAATCACATGAGTTTTTGAGCCATCTTCTTTTTTCTCTACAATGCACTGAACATCAGTTTCAGTATATTCTGTAATAAGCTTCATCAGTTAACCCTTATATTGTTTGACAAACTCTTTAGCCATCTTTTCAGCTTCACGCTGAGTCTTGTAACTATCAAGTCTATCACCATCTATGTAGACAACAAAATCATTTTTTTCCTTAGTTATCTTTACTGGTATCTTACTGATCTTTTTATTAAAGACTTCAGTTCCAGAAGGATTTCTCCCCGCAAGTTCTCTAAGTTGTTTAAATGTTTTTGTCATTTTATCTTAACTTTTATTTATAATTATTTTATTTTTGAGTAATAATATTATGCGACTTCTTCTTCAGTCTCATCATCGACTTCAAGTTCATCGATAGCATCATCTAACTCTTCATCTGTGATGTCATCAACAAGGTCTTCATCCTCTTCACTAGGTTCGTCTGTAACCCCATTGAACACTTGATCTGCTTGTGCAATCTTTTCTTGCTCTAAAGCATCGTCCATTTTAGATTGCATAATCTCTGCAAATGTAGGAGCGGCTTTACTAAAGTCTTGGTCCACTACACTATTAATTAGGTCTTCAATTTCCATCGTCATCTCCTTGTTCATCATCTGGAATTTCGCCAGCAGATCTTTCCTGCTCTATTTGTTTTTTCATATCTTTGATACCATCATCATCTAACTGCAACACATTTTTCATCACATATTCTTTAGAGAAGAACTCTCCAACATATTGTTGCATTGTATCTAGTGTCTGTAATCTGTTCTGAAGAAGTTCTGCATCTTTAAGTTCTGAGAAGTGGTTATCACGCACATAGTCAACCACAATATCAGGTTGCCATTGCTTCCAATCTTCCTCTGTGATGATTGCTTTCATGATAAGTTGTTTCTTCAAGATTTCTGTGAACAGCATAGAGAAACGTTTTCTCAAGCGATCAATAAACTTTTGAAACTTAACTTCATCTCTATTGATCTCAGTAGAACGCCCTAATGAGAACTGAGCCTCTTGTTCTAGTCTATTAATAGGAACATTCAGAGATCTGTATAAACGTTTTTGGAAGTAGATGATATCGTCAATCTGCCCTAAGTTTTCGCCACCAGGTAGTGTAGAAATCTCAGTACCTCTACCACCTTCTCTACGAGGTAGCCAAAAGTCTTCCAGCATTGACATATGTTTGCGATCATCTCTGATCTTACCAGTATCAGCGTCATATACAAGCTTATTACGGTAACGAGCCATAATATCTTTCATATATGTTTCTGCTTTACCACGAGGTAAGTTACCAACATCAATATAGAATATACGTCTTTCGGGTGCTCTCGACAGTCTATAGATGACTAGAGAGTCTTCCATCATACGTAACTGGTTAATAGGTTTTAGTGCTTTGTGTAGATGTGATACAACTCTTTTACGATCAACATCTAATAAGCCTGAAGTAACATAAGATACTGAGTCATTAGAAAGCTTGATGCCTTGGTTCATTCCACCAGGTTTTTCTTGATAGATATAAAACTCATTTACCTTTTCGATAAGAGTAGCCCCAGTCGCAGGATCTTTTTTCTTAGTTACTTCTTTTACTTTTCTTATTTTAGTAGCATCAATAGGACGTATCTCTTGAATACCAGCTTTGAGATTTTTTTCGTCTACTACTAAGTGGTGATATATTCTACCGTCAATGTACCAACGTCTAAAGATATCATGTCCCAACTCATTAAACTGAAGCATTGAACAAATAGCGTCAAACTCTTCAGTCATAGCCTTTTTAAGTTGGTCACTCACACCTTCAACGTGATCTAATATAAGTGATACTGGAGATTCGTTTTCGTTTGCCACAACACTTTCATTTACAATATCCTCAATCGCTGCATCCACTTCAGGGTGAGTTGCAACAGCACGGTACTGTCTAATGTTTTGTAAGTTGTCTTTTGCATGGTCTCCTTCACCAAGGTTTACATAAGTACCATAGTGAGCACCAGCAGCAGTAACATAGCCTGCACCATCCTGATCAACAGGTGGCACGATAGATTGCATTTTCTCTGCATTCTTATCTTTAGCACGTTTTATTTCAAAACCAAATAATCTGAGTCCGCTCTCTTCAGCCATATTAATTCCTAAAAAGTAAGTTAAGAGGGACCATTACAGTCCCTCAAAAGTATTTATAGTGGTTTAAGAAGTCGTTGCGGCTTCCCAGTATTGTACTTGGAACTCAACTGAGAAACGTTCAATCTCGTTTTCAGTTGCATAGTTCAAGTCAATAGCTGAGATAGCTGTTGGGAAACAACCTCTAAAGTTATATGTCTTCAATGTAGAACCGTCTTTGTCGATTTGCTCAACAATAAGATCTGCTTCGTAATCAACAGGATTTGTTAGACCAGTATTTGCAGAATGTGCATTCATACCGTTCATCCAACGCTCCATTGCATCACGAACATTAAAGTCTGTATCGTTAATAATAGTTGGTGTCCATACATCAAATGTACGATCACCTGCCATTTTTAACTGTCTACCACGGAAAGGAACAATAATCGTCCCCATTGTGGAAGCAGGTAACTGTGCTGCTTCACACAAGAACGATGTTAGTTCTACATCGCCATTTGCATAACCAGGGAAGTTGATTGTCGCCTTAAATAGATTAGGACGCGCACCACCGCCACGTAGTTTTGCTTTGAAATCATCAACGCCTAAAACTGCCATCTTCTATCTCCTTATACCTGTCTTCCAGCGACTTCTTCGAAGTCAACACCAGATCTGACCGCTACAAAGTTTAGAGTGATGTAGTTGATAGAACGTGCAGGCTTAATGAATACATTAGCTACAAACTCGTTTCTATCAATAACGGCTGCTGTGTTATTTGTTTCATCGCATACAACTCTAAAGTCTGTAATACCTCTACGTCCTTTGATTTCTCTTAGGAATGGTTCTACGATGTTAACAAACTCAGCCCTTGTAAACTCATCATTCAGTTCGAACAATGTGTTTCTAGCTGCTTGCGCAATAGCTCTTTCAACAACGTTGAATAGTCTACGAACATTGATACGATCAAATGCTGAAGGTCTACTTACGTGTGTTTTATCGCCATAAAGCAAGACACCTTGTCCAGGAAGATTAGCAACAGGGTTGATACCAGCTTTGTAAAGTGTATCTCTCTGTGACTTTGTTGGTGTATATGCTAGAGATGTAACTCCTACATATGCGCCTCTTCTAGAACCCGCTGGTGAGAACCATGGTGCTGCGTTAGCGTCTGAAGCTGCCATGATACCCGCAGTAGATGATGCTGCTGGAATGTTAACATATTTGTCGTTATATTTATCATAGACTTTTAGATAGTTGTTGTCCATGAACAGATACGAACTATATGTCAAGCTGTTCGCGTCTGATACAGTAGTTGTTACAGGATCACTGACACCAACAACAGTATCTCTAGCTGGAGATGTTACAACAACACAGTCTTTACGAGTTACACCCGCAGTTCCAACTAAGTCGTTTACTAGTGTTGATAATGCACCACCAGAATCAGCTTGTGGTGCAATCAAGAAATCTAGTTGCACTGTGTCTTTATCTTCGAATGCATCAAAGCCTGTTAAGTATGAAGCAGTAGATGGTGTAGTACCAACTGTACCGCCTGTGAGTGAATGTGAACCAGTTGAGTCAACAACATTATTCATCCAAATATATTCGGATTGTCTGTTGATAACTTCTTTCATATAGTTACTTGATCCATCAGTATTAGTTGCTCCTGCTGTAGCAGAAACATATGGGAATCTCTCAAGAACAGTACCTGCTGTTCCTGTGATTACACCATCTTGGTCTAATACCAATACATGGTGCTCTTCACCGGAAGGTGCTGCATCGAACTCATCTTTATAAGCTTGTGTCCATGATGACCAGTTAGTGCCATCTGACCACACAACTTGTAATGAGTTACCAAACTCGCCAGCCCACTTAGCGAAGATGTTACCATTTGTAAATGTTCCGTTATCCCATGCATCACTGTTCTTAATAAGCGTGGCTGCATCAGCACTATCACAAGCGTTCTTTGCTGTGCTGTGTACTACACGAACAGTTTGTAATGCATTGGCGTATTTTAAGAAGTATGCAGCAGATAGAAAATCTACCGCAAAACTATCGCTGGGTGCTCCAAAGGTTTCTGCAAGCTGCGCCTCATTTGAGATAAGCGTTGCATCTTCTGCTGGACCCCAACGGAAAGCCCCTGCGAATGCGCCAGTAGTTGATTGTACGTTAGGCACGACACCTGTTAGATCAACTTCTTTGACGACAATAGCTGGAGACTCTGAAGGTGTACCAATTGCCATGTTTCGTTCCTTTTCCAGTAATCGAATTATAAGTTTTTCATTATACGGAGTTCAATTACATGTATTTATATTTTAATATATTTAGACCATATACCCCATATCTTCGTACCAAGGCTTGCCTTGTACTAGATTTTGTTCTTGTTCTATTTCATCTAACCCATCATCAATAAAACCAAATGGCAATACATCTGCTTCTATTTCGTCCATTCTTTGTTTAAACATCATTTCTTTTAAAGATAAATCTGTTATCTGTTCAAAAGAGTTGGAGACTGCAAAATATCCAAACAACACTAGGTTCATCATCAAGTCATCATGGTTTCCGTCACTCGCTTCAAAGGATTGCCCCTTTGCGATGAATGTAGACATTTCCAATATTGTTTGAGAGTCTTTTATAAGAATCTTATTATCTTCTATGATTTCTTTAATAGCAGAACATCCAATCCTTTTCACTTTTCTATTCATTTCAACACCAAGTCGATCTGCTTTTATCAGAGACTCCATGTGTAAGTTTTCATATTCTAAATCATTATATAAACCATTGGTGACTAAACCACCTTGATCATTTGATTCTACTATAACATAAGCTTCGTTATAGACATTTGCGTACTTATATATAATGTTAGGGAAGAGAATAGGAGATATAGTATTATTGCGATATACAGCAACCTGTTCAAAAGGTCTTGTGCTAATATCGATCACGTTAAACGTAGAGTAATCCTGACCTCTTCCCTTCGCAACATCTACTGTCATAACATACTGATGATCCTTTTCAGGCTCTTTATAAACAAGAACATTGCCACCTTCTAAAACTTTGTAAGGGTTTTCGGCTCTTTGTTCTAGTAGACAGTTACCACTTATTAGCGTATCACCTGTACCAAAGAATGTGTTACCAAACTCTTGATCGAACTGTAAGTTTGATGTGTTAGCTATAGTCTGAGCTTTCCACTCTTCATCACGACCAGGAACATCCCACCAATCAACTCTGAAAGGAAAGAACTCGTTAGTTCTTTGAGTTGCTCCTTCCCAAAGTTTATGATACATGTTACCGATACCATTTGCAGTAGAAGTGATTACAACTTTGGTATCTTTACCAGATGAAATAACAGGGTAAGTTGATGTATAGAACTCTGCTGCATTCTCAACAAACGCAAACTCATCCAAATATAGTAGATTAACTGACATACCACGAATAGATGAGCCTGATGTTGCAGCAGAAACAATACGACTATTATTACTAAACTCTATGGATCTTTTATTGAGTGCTTTGCAACCAGGCTGTAAGAAAAATGGAAGGTTTTCTAACATAAGAGTTACTCTTCCAAGCATCTCCTGCGCTGTGGCTCCTTTGTTCGCCAAAATCGCAATAACTTTCTCAGGATGAAAGATAGCATACCAAAGAAGATAAGCGACAGAAGAAATAGATTTACCAGACTGGCGACAAGCAAGAACAATACTAAATCTGTTAGAGTTGAAGTGATCAAACATTTTCTCCTGATATGGATATAACTCAAAAGGGACTAGCCCTTTATCAACGTGAATAATCTTACAATAGTTAACTGCAAAGTATGATGGGGAATCTAAACACTTCTTGTATTCAACAACTTCATCTTTAGTAAAGTTGTGGACAACACCATCTCTTTTAATGTTTGCGTTACCAAGGTAGGTCTCATTCATCTTTCTTGTAATCGCTAATGTCAACTACGTTTTCCTCATCATCATGTAAAAGCATTCTTTGCAGATCGCTTGTAGAACCAACAAAAACATTATTAGTAGTTTGGTTTGGTATCTCTAGTGGTTTATCTTCTTTATTGAAATCTTTTTTCTTTTTATGAAGATCCATAAGTGAGCCATTGATATCACCCATATTTTTCATCATATTTGATAAGACTTCAAATGCACGTGGATGTTCAGTAGCCCTAGCTACTTCCATCATCTCTTCTAATGCTTCCGAACCTTTGGCTAAGAGATCGTGATACACTCTTCTTGAATATTCAAAATCATTGTCTGCTGTTTGTTTATCATCACTCATTGTTATGCACTATCAAAATCAAATAGGTAGTTATAGTCTGATGAATCAAGATATGAGAAGTCACTATCTGCAGAGATAGCAAACGGATCTGGTCTTGTTCTAAACTTGGCTACTTGTAAATCTGAATCTGCTAGTCCTCTTTGTTGTTCAAATACATTTGTAAGTGCAGTTCTAATAACATTGCTATTAGTAACTGGACCATAGAAGTTTACTTTCATATCAAAAGAAAGTGTGTATATTATAGTTCTTCTAGCTTCTAGTGGACTTTCGTAATCATCAGAAAAGTCTACGCCTGTTAATGCGATTGGCATATCTTCTTTGATATTAGGGTATCCATCTATTGGCTTGATTGTAACACTATACTGTGGATTAAAGTATGGCAAAATCTGTTCAACTATTTGTAGTGCATCGTCTTGGCTTTTGGCATAGATGCTTAATTGAAATCCTATATTATAAGGAACAAAGCTGTAAAACTTTTTGCGTGAACCATAGCCTGTTCCAGCTTGTGTGAATGTGTTAGTTTTCTGAAGCTGTCTACCTTGATCGTATCCAATGGTAGTTACTTCAAAAGACATTCTTGGTAACTTAATAGCTACCTTTGTATCAGTATCTAAGTTAGGATTTTCTCTAATACGCTCAAGAAACTTTCTCTTAGGACCATATGACAATGGAACTTTTATTTGAGATATAACTTGACCAGTAGAGTCTTTACGTAGAACATAAAGGTTATTGAATAGCGTACCAAAGACTGCTACACTCTTTCTAATCCTTTGATGATAAAAATGTGTTCCAAACATAGTTAACCTTTATAAATCGTTTGAAGGTGAGTTTCAAACTCTTCTACCTTTTCTAGTCTATTGGGCCAGAGGATATATTCTTTTTCAGGGTTCTTTTTTAAGTTATTTAGAAGTGGTACAATAGCATTGTACAACTTGTCAAGTTTGTCTTGTGTAGTAGAAGCTTTTTCCTCAACATCTTTAGCAGTTGCACCAAGAGCTTGTACTGCTTCTAGTTCAGATTCATCTACTGCTGTAAAACCGAAATCAAAAATATCGTTCATTGTTTCATCAACCTTTTTACAGTATTTAAAGCTTTCTTTCCATCAGGGTGATTTGGATTGATGTTTACTTCGTTACCATTCACAAAATCTGATATATTTGCCGACTTACCTAAAGCTGTAATAGCTTTGTGTAGTGGATCTTTAGGATCATATTTACGTTCAAACCCAGGCTTACCTCTTAGCTCAACCCATTTTGATTCGCCTTTATTCCACATTTTTA